CGCCTGCTCGTTCCATGCGGCCAATGTGAGGAATGTCTCAAGGCTCTTCGCAATGACTGGTACGTTCGGCTCCGCCAAGAACTGTCATGTTGTCGCCAGCAGCATGCCGAGGCGTGGTTCGTCACGATCACGATTCATCCACGCTACTATGATCGGGCGCTCAACGATCCGACATGGTTCATGCGTAAGTGGTTCGAGCGAGTCCGTCACGTCACCGGCCGATCCATTAAGCATGCTTTCTTTCAAGAATTCGGTCTCCATCCTCAAACCGGCACTGAACCTCGTCTTCACTTTCATGGCTTCCTTTTTGATCCGGGAATGCGTTACAATACGTTACGCCGGATCGTTTCGAAATTCGGCTTTGTTTGGCTTTGTCAAGCCACTCCCAAGCGAGCTCGATATTGCGTTAAGTATGTTGTAAAAAACTTAAACACAGATGATTATGACATTTCTAATGAACTTCGCCTCAAACTCTCCGATCGCCGCTATACTAGAAAATTCGTCAGTCCCGGTGTTGGCGATTTTCTTGGTTCTCAGCCTCGTCCTAGCTTTTCTACTAGCACGTGGACTTTCGACGCTGATGTTAAGAATGGTGGCTATATGTATCGGATACCTCGTTACTATGACAGATATTTGGCCGACATTGAAAAAATCCAGCGCTCGATTCGGTCTGCTGGTAGCTATGCATGCTATTTCGGTGACCATATGGTCTCTGACTTTCTTCGGCGTCTTGCTCCGAGGTTCATGGTCGATCCGACATCCCTATCCTTTGCAAAGGGTTCGTTCTCCCAAATGTTGACCCACTTAAAGTACTCTGAATCAAGGAGATATATGGGTCGCCCCTTCATTGTACAGGCTTTTAAGCAAGTCATTCCGATTTGGAAGCAGGCGTTTGGCCTCGAACCTTCGGAAGACGTAATCTTTAACAAATCACTAGTTTATGGGTAAACAACCTTTCATTTCCCATACCGTGAATGGGTATTCGCGGTATGATTTGCCTGAATCCAAGGCATTTACATGTACGCCCGGAATTCTTTACCCGGTCCGTATCGATTTTATCAATGCCCGCGACCGCGTAAAGATTGCGCAGGGTATCGATGTTCGCAGTAATCCGCTGTCGGTCCCGACCTTCAACCCGTATACCATCAGGTTGCACAGATTTTGGGTGCCCTTTCAGCTTTACCATCCGGAGATGCGTACGAATAGCTCCGATTTCGACATGAATAACCTGTCACTCAACTTTTTACGTACATACATAAATCATTCCGGCAGTAGTGCTTTGAATCAAGGCAACGCGTATCCCAATTCATTGATGCCGTGGCTGCGTGCTGTTCAGGTCAATCCTCTCGTAGGCACGAGTGGTACAGGTGATTCACTGACTTCGAAGGATCTCCTTGGCACTACATGGGTGACCGCCGATACCTATTTGGCGTACTGGGATATTGTTCGCAACTTTTATGGTTACAGCCAATATCCGCTTTACTCGTTCGCATGGCCCGGATCGTGGGGTATTCGTCAAGGACCTACGGCTAACACTTATAGTGTAATATACAAAGGATCGTCCTCTTATTTTTTCCAGCGTTATGGCGATCTTTCGTTCCTCGACTATTTTTTTGAAAGCCAGTTCTACCCCGGCGCCATTGCTTCTCAAACGAAGACATACAACAGGATGGGCATTCTTTACCAAATTATCAACTCGGACACGGCTTTCACGGAAGGTCCCGATAAGACGGCTGTTCAGACATCGATCCCTAGTACTCCGATTTTCAATGGGTCGGCGGATACAAGTCATCCTAACGGACAGATCCCTGCTGGACTGCAAGGTTCCGTTAATGGTCCCATGTCGATGCTTGATATTTTCAACCAATTCCACCCGATGGCTGTAGTTCCGTCGAGTCCTGACCGGTTCTCCCGGATGCTTCCGGCTAGCACTTCAGGCGATGCCGTGAATATTTCTTCTGCGTTTACTGTCCCGCAGTTGGCGATTGCTAGTCGACTGCAGGAGTACAAGGATCTTCTCGGCGCTGGTGGATCGCGTTACAGCGATTGGCTGGAGACGTTCTTTGCGTCGCGTATTGAGCACGTCGATCGTCCGAAACTTCTATTCTCGGCTTCGCAAACCGTTAATGCTCAAATTATTATGGCAACTGCTGGTAAGGGAATTTCCACCGACGCGCTTGGAACTCAGGGCGGTGCTATAGCTTTTAACTCAACCCTTGGTCGTAGCCAGTCCTATTACTTCCGGGAGCCCGGTTATATGATAGATATGTTGAGTATTCGACCGGTCTATTATTGGCAGAATATTAGGCCGGATCACCTACGCTATCAGGGTGCCGATTACTTCAACCCGCTGTATAATGACATTGGTTATCAGGATGTTCCGCTTTCACGTTTTAGTAATTTGACTGCATCGTCGGTTCCGTCGACTTCGGATCTAACGATTTACCGTGAACCTTGTTTTAACGAGTTTCGTGCTTCGTACGATGAGGCTCTCGGTCAGTTTGGTTCGCTGAGCACCTCAAGTGGCGATTTGCAGCGATGGGTTCAGACTCGCGGCATTATTGTTCTTCCGAAAAATACAATAACCCACGCGTTTTCCGTTATTCCTACGCTGTTTACGGACATTTCGACGGTGAACGCTCCGTTCGCTTCGGACGCACAGGATAACTTCTTCATAAATCTTTCATACTCGGTGCAAAAGAAAAATCTTGTTAATAAGTCATTCGCAACCCGTCTCGCAAATCGATAAGTTATGTTACACAGTAATTTTTCCGAACCGCTTCAGACTTATATGTCTCGCGGTCAGCGTATTATGTCAGTCCTCTCGGGTGAAGGGATCGTCGACCTCATCCCCGGTGCTCCAGATGCCAAATTCGAAGGCGGATCACAGTCGGCCCTTGACCGTTTTGATCCCGAGATTGATTTCGATCCAAACGCCTATTCACGTATGGACAAGTTCGACGGACTCGAAGTCGGCCAAGAGATAGTCGACTCGGCCCTCGATTCTCGCTCAGCTGACAAGCCGTCTTCGGAGAAGACTGGCACCTCTGCCGAAGGCTCCATCAACCAGCCGTAGCACAGTGAAGGCTGGTATAGGCCGGCCGTTAGGCTGATAGGCCGTACAAAAACCTCTACAAAAAGAAGGATTGGGGCTTGTCCCCTTTCCTTCCCTTATAATCTTTAAAACAGCTATGAGGAGATTGATCCGTTTCTTGTTGATATTCAGCATTTTGAATAGCGACGACATTCTCTGAAGAAAGAGCCCGAAGGGCCTTTACTAGACATTCTATGTTATGTGCGCGGCCCCTCTTCTGAGAGTTCGTGAATCGGATGAGGAAAAAGGCAGAGAATGCTTGAACGGCGCGCAATCTTTCTATCGTTCTTTCACCACAAAAAACTAAAGTCATGTTAACACAGGAAAAATCAACTAAAAATTCTTTCGACAAGGTCACTGATCAAATTGGTGCAGATCAAAAGATGAATAAAGGAAGAGCCGTTGTCTGGATCGTCTTGATCATCGCAATTGCGGTCGTTACCATATTTGCTAGTTGTTCTACATCTCATCGAGTTTCCCAGTCTGCTTCGACCTTTAAGTCAGGCGATACACTAACCACGACGATTATTTATCAGCAAACCGGAAACTTAAAAAGAAAGTAGTCATGACTGGTCCTTCATTTATCGCAGGATTAGGCGCTTCGGCCGCTTCTGGAGCTACTTCCTCCTTCGGTAGTGCTTCCGGTTCAGGTCTCGGTAATGCCATTTTCGGCGGTATTTCCGCTAAACGCCAGTGGAAGTACGCCCAGAAGCAGATGGCTTTGCAACAGCAGTATGCTCTTGAGCAGATGGCTAAAAGCGCTGAGTATCAGTTGAAACACGACAAATCGATGTTCGATTATGAGAATGCCTACAACGACCCATCTAAAGTGTTCGAACGCTTTGTCAAGGCTGGTATTAGTCCTGCTGCGGTTCTTGGTCAATCCGGAGCGTCTGTTGGTGCTACGATCGGTACAGGTTCCGGGTCGGCACCTTCTGCTAGTGGACCCTCGTCTAGTGGTTCCATTGGCTCAGCTCCCGCTTTCTCTGGTGATCCCACCGCGATTGCTCAGAATGCTCTTATGGACGCAACAAAACAGAAGGCGCAGCAAGATGCTCGTCTTTCTGCCGCGGAAGCCACAAGGATTGAGCGTGAGACACAGGGTTCCTCGTATTATAAGGCTATTGCTGACCTCAATCAGCAGCTTCTCGCTCATAACGTGAACGATGCCAAGTCGATGGCTGCTTACCATGATGCGTTGGCAAGAATTGAGCAGGCTTCGGCCCAGTATGCTGATTTGACCGCCACTTATCAGTTCCAACAGGTCATTTCTGACTACGCTCGGTCTGTTGAGGAATATCGGCGTCTTAAATCTCTTAACGACGCTGAAATACCCGTTATGGAGCAAATGGCAGCCGCCAACCTTGCTCTGACGCTGGCGCAAGCCTACGCCGCCAATTCCCGTGGTTCGCTTGATCAGGTGCTCGGTGAGCAAGCAGAGATCACTCTTGCGGATCTCGAGAACTGGTTCTCGGTGAATTGGACAACTCCCGTGGATGTTCCGGAGGTAGATGAAAAAGGTCGCCCTACTGGAAATACTCGGAAGATGACTGGTAAACAAATTCAGGAATACCTCCTCGGTCTCGGTGCCGCGTCGGCCGCTCAGGAGCTTCCCGCGAATTGGTTCAACATTCGTTCTCAGAAGAATCAGTTCGGTTACTCCATGGCCAAAACCGTAATTGCAGCGGCCGCAGCCGCTGTTGCGACACGCGGGCGTGGCTCTGCCGCGCCCTCCGATTTCGTTCAGACGACCTCTCATTCGGACAGATACGGAGAATTCATCGGAGGTACTTCAGTTCGAAGAAGTTACATCCCCCGTAAATAAAAAAGTCAAAAAACTTGCAAAATATTTGGAATGTTCGAAATTCTTTTCTATCTTCGTTGTACCAAAATGTTCAACGTAAAAACCATTTATTATGAAAACTTCAAAAGTTGATCCTTTCGTGGACTTTCAGATTGTTTTGAGAATTATTCCAGAGACGGCTGCTTATTCGGTTACTGTAGGCGAGATACAGGATGGCCAGTTTGTTCCAACCGATCGTCGTCCGGAGTCCTGTCCTTGTGATTGGGAAGAGGTCAAAGAAAATCCGCTTGCTCCCGGCCAGCTCTATGTAGCTGCCGCCGATCTTTACACGCTTCTTTTCGACATCATGGCGCATTTCGATAATGTCGTTTTTTATCCCAACATGCTAGTTTTCACCACAAAAGATTATCCGGTAACTTATGAAGCAGCGCAGAAAAAAGACGAAGAATAACGGAAGTCGTCGCGTTGTTCGGCCCCTTTTGGGCAAGGTTCTTTAAAATGGTTGACGACTTGGAGGAGAGAGAGGCATCGCTAAATTGCCAGACCTTTCCTCCTTTTTTTAATGAAACCTCATGAACTGCATTAATTTGATAATCAACAACAAGCCCGTTCAGCTCATCATTCACGATGACGGACATGAAGGACCTTCTTTTGACGTGATGGCGGTTGTCGGTCGAGGAAAAACTGTTCGGTTCGGTCGTTTCAAGCAGCTTGGTCACGCCCAGTTGTATCGCGAAAAATATGCCCTGTATTACCGGCATGTGAAATTTTTCATCTCAAAATCTTTTCTCTGATGTGTACGTCTCCGATTTGGATTGCCAACCGTCGATATACTAGGAAGGATCACGATATCTCACTGCCAATGAGTAACTTGGCTCAAAACCCGTGGGATGTCGCTCGATTTCGCCTGCTCGTTCCATGCGGCCAATGTGAGGAATGTCTCAAGGCTCTTCGCAATGACTGGTACGTTCGGCTCCGCCAAGAACTGTCATGTTGTCGCCAGCAGCATGCCGAGGCGTGGTTCG